TTTGCAGGTAGTCGCGATTGGAAGGATTGCGTGTGGTTGCGCCCATAGTGTTCTCCGAGAGGCTATGCTCTATTTAGACACAACAAAAAGGGGCGGAGATTTCTCCCCGCCCCTGAGTCACTCGGTCTTTCGACCTATTTGTTTTTGTTAGCTATTAGCCGATCAGGTTGATGACCGAGAACTTACGGTAGTAAGTATTCGTGTGGTCAGTCAACGTGCCGGAAACAACTGTTTCTGCGCCCACCTGCGAGTTACCGAATGGGTTCTGTACCAGACCATAACGTGTCTTGAAGCCGATCTTAGGCTGGAAGGTGTCAGGGTCGATAGCACGGACCATCTGCAATGGAACGTATGGGCAGTAGAACACGCCTGCGTCGTAAGGTGTTGGTCCCTTGTATCCGACGATTACGAAGTCCGATCCAGTGATGGAATACGGATCAACGTAAACCTTTAGGCGACCGAACAGCGTTCCTGCGAACGTGTTGCCCGTATCGTCAACGGCTAGGTTGGTGTTGTTGGTGAGCGCACTCTGGTAGTCGAGCAAGCCGGTCATCGACAGAGCCGATGCAACGTCCGTGCTGACGATCAGAATGTTACCCTTGCCACGGCGCGTGTCCTTGGCGATCTTGTTGCAAGCCTTTTCGACTGCGAACAGGAGTCCCTTGAACTTTTCAACTGCCCAACGACCGGACGTATCCGAAGCCGACGAGAGGTTGAACGTGTTTGTGGTAACGCCAGTGTAACCGATGTTAGCAACAGCGTAGAGGGTACGAACGACTTCACGGTTGATTTCCGAGAGGATTTCAGTCGAGAGAATGTTCGAAAGCTCGGCTTCTGCGTCAAGACCGTGAATTGCCTTCAAGTCCTGTGCGAGTTCAAGCGTGTACTGAGCCTTGAGCGCACGGCTCTTAGCGACAACAGATACGCGCTCAATGGTGAAGCCCATTTCTGCCATTGTCGATCCGAGAGCTTCGGCAGTTGCCGTAGTCATACCCGTACCGGTGTTAGCAAGAACGGTGTTAGCCTGTCCACCTGCCGACAGCAAGTTTCCAAGACCACCCGATGCGCCGACGCCTAGCATCGAAGTGTCGTGCTTGCCGGTACCGGACCATGCGGTGTTGGATTCGTTGTAGAATGCTTCTGGTGTCGATGCCGTGTTAAGGACAGCGTTGCCAGTGTTAGCATACTTAGTCTGCATGGCGAAGATAAGACCGGTAGGACCAGTCATAGGCTGGACGCCGCAAACATCATACGCCATCAGGTTAGGGAGCGCACGGCGCACCAGACCGATGAGGATAGGGTCGAAACCCTTGATGTTGCCTGCGCCACCGACGCCGCCCATACCACCGCCGACGCTGTTAGGAACAGCTTCGAACATGTTGCCATAGGCATTAGCTTCTTCCATCATCGCCTTTTCTTGATTCTCAAGAATGACGGCGGTGACTGCCTTACGATACGGATCCTTGATAGGTGCCATATCGGAGTGGTCTAGGACAGGTGCCCACTTCGTTACGAAAGTTTCTGATAGATACATTTGATTTTCTCCGTTAGAGGTTGAGTTGAAGTCGCGCTTTACTTGGCTGCGATCTTCGTAATTGCGTTCACATAACGATCCATATTACCACTTACCGGTGCTACCTCAGTTTCGACAATCGAAACAGGAGCCTCATTCACTTTCTTGCCTGATGGGAAGTAGTTCTCGCGAATCACTGCGAGCTTTTGCGAATACTCACCCTCTGTGGTGAACTCGACGCCCTCTGCGAGCGACTTGATTTTTGCGACCTGAATTTCAGTGAGTCCTTCACAAATCTTGCGTAGCACTTCCTGTGCCGTGGACTCATTGAGCTTCTTAGTCAATTCCTTGTTTGTTGCGACCTGTTCTTCAAGTGCTGCATCTGCTGCGGCAACCTTGTCAGCCAGTTCGTCAACAAGCGATACCTTGTCTTCTGGAATTTCGATGTAGTGTTCAAGGAAGAGGTTCTTCAAACCAGCCATGAAGTCTTCGGCAATTTCTGCACGTAGACCAGTTTCAACGGCTAGCTCGTTATCTTCCAACCACTGCTCGACTACGTAGTTGAGATACTCATCAACCTGCTCGGTCAACTGAGATTCAATCTCACCAATCGTTCCTTCCAGAATGGTCTCATTTTCTGCGGCAATCTTCTCCGCGATTGTCTCGACGCGAGCGCGGACGGCTGCTTCGAAAATCGTGGTTGCCTTTGTCTTGAATTCTTCGGACAGCGACTCGCCTGAGAACAGGGCGTCGATATCTTCCTTGCATGAACCCATGTTGTCAGTAACCATCTTCTTCATGGCTTGCTTACGGGCTTCTGCAATCTCTTCTTCGGTGAGGACAGGCTCATCAGATGCTTCGACGGACTCATCCTTCTTGGACTTCTTTTTGTCGTCGTCCTCGTCTTCATCATCCTCGTCTTCGTCTTCATCATCTTCGTCTTCGTCTTCATCGTCCTCATCTTCGTCGTCTTCATCGTCCTTCTTTTCATCAAGGGACTCGACTTCGGCAGCGAGGGCTTCTAGCTCTTCCTCAGAAAGAGAATCGAGATACTCGTCCATCTCTTCTTCGGTGAGTTCGACTTCATCTTCCTCAGTCTCTTCGTTAGCCTTAGTTCCCTGATCAGCAATTGTGGTGCCGGGGCGAGGAGTAACAGTACCAACATCATTGGTCTGCTTCTTCTTCTTTACAGGGTCAACGGCAGGAAGCTTAGGAGCATCCCCCTGACCGGGCTTAGGAGCTTCGGTTGCCTGTGCGGACGCAACAGCACCATGCGCCGTTGGGAGAGTCGTTGGGGTCTGACCACCGAGGTCAGTGATTTGTGCGCCGCCAACTGGCATAGCGTCCTTCTTGGCTGCGCCAAGGGAAGCATTTAGGATTTCAGCGGCAGATTCGGATAGAGACTTGCTCATGTGTAAACTCCTTAACAGGTGAATTTATTTAGTGTTTTCAAACTTTTGACATGAAGTTTTCGAAGATTTTTAGTGAAATCTCTTCGATCTGCTTCGACCTTGCCTTCTGCATTTCGGTGTAGTATCCGACAACATCGACCTCTCGGACGATTCCGTTGTCCCATACCCACTCCTTGCCTTCCATAATGCCCTGAACAAAGGCACCGGGAGCCGAAGGGTCAGCCACGATATCTGCTGCTGTAGCTAGATAATAGTCATCTTGAACCATGTTCACGCCATTGACTTCCTTGAGGGAACCCATTCCGCGCGAGGAAACACCCAAAGTGGCACCGCCGTCGAGTAGAGACTTGGCGATTTTGCCCATTGGAGTCTCTAGAATCTTGGCTTTACCAATAAAGGACGATCCCTCTTGCTTGAGGTTTACGATCAGGTGTGAAACACGGTCCAGATTGATTGATGGGCTATCTGGATGCCCAAGCTCCCCGAACGCACGGTTCTTGGAGATATATTCTTCGTTGTATCGCTTCGCTTCGCGTTCTAGGATGTGACTAGAATACATGCGACCGTTGCGATTCTTTTGTTCGCCCACTAGGAACGGACCAGTGATGTATAGGCTCTTGACACCGTTCTTTTCTTCGGTTATTACCTTCACATCCTGAATGTCTTCTCGTATGAGTTTCATTTTTGATACCTTTACCAGTTTCCGTTTCTTCGTTCTGTGCTACGACCTTCTTCCCAACCATCATTTTGTGATGAACGCTTTTGAGCCGTTTTATTGCGCTGCTTTGCATTCTTTTCGAAGTTAGGATGCTTCATCATATGCTGTAATAGTTCTTCCTTGGCATCTTCATGAGCCTGTCGAAGCATGGCAATTTTATCATGTAACTTTTCAGTTTTGATATTATGTCGCTTAATTAGTGAAACTTTTGCCGCTTCGTGAAGTTTGCTCATCTTCATACCCCTAGTGACTTTCTCTTTCTCAATGATCTTTTACGCTTCATCATGGAACGAGCTAACTTGGCTTTACGCTTAGTCTTGCCCTTTCGTGCGCCGCGACGACGCTTCATGCGCTCTGCCGATGACATACGAACCAACTTCCCACCACGAATCGTGTAGCCGGGACGGGTAGAAACCTTCTTCTTGCGCTGGATCTTACCACCACGAACCCTTGCTTTCACGATCCTGAAATTGGCTTCCGAAAGCGCAATGCTTACAGCCACTTTCAGGGCTTCCAGCTTGCCTTCGGCAACCTCATTCAACATTTCCAATAGATCAGACATTTCCATGCCTACCTTGGAGCGGACCACTTGTTTCGTTGCCACCGCCATAAGGAACAGTGAATGTCAAATTGTATTTATCATTTACGTAAAGTGCAACACGCTTGCCATCAGGGAATATGCGGATTCCCCGGCGACGTAGAACGAGCATAGGTGCGGGGATGGTTTCGCTGTTCATCCCTGCATTCTCATTCAACTTAGAGCGTAGTTGCTTGAAGTCCATTAGTTGAATCTCTTTACGCGCTGCAATGCCTGATTGTACTGCATAGGATCTGCATCCAATGCGCCGCCGACAGGCATTCCAGACTGTGTGAGTGCCTGCATTGCCTGTGCCTTGTTAGGGGAGAGCTTACGCAGGAGCATGTAACCGGGAGCCTTTGGATTCTTCGCTACCAATCTTGAGTAGTCCGCGTGTGCGCGTGACGCCACAGCCGGATTTACACCCTTGAGCTTGAGCGCAGCAATTCCACGGCGGATATTGGTGATGACGTTACGTGCCGATGGTTGAGCAGCTTTTTCTGCTGCCTGCGCTGCTTCATCAACTGATTCAGTTACACCAGCCGCCGACATGAACTTCGCGCGGTCGAACCGTGGATTCTGCTGCTTGAAAATGCCTGCGTGATGCTGTGCGAGTTCCTTACGCTTGTCAGGATGTTCGACATTCTTGATCAGGTCTGCGACTTGCTGGAAGTGCTTGCGAGTGGGACCACCTTCTACGATAGCTTCCTCGGTTGACATATCATGTTGAGCGTATCTTGCAAATTTCGATTTCTTTCCTTTTTGCGCCGCTCTTACCAGAGCCTTAGTTTTCTCCATTCCCTTTTCGAGAAACTTGTCTGAACGCTCACGCTCAAATGCTGCGGCATTTGGTAGGTCTGCGAGACTAGCCAATTGTTCTCGCTTCTTTGATTTCTCGGAAGCCCTATACAGAATATCAGGAGTCAACTCATTGATGGTTTCTTCCTTGTTGAGAGTATGACCGGTAGATTTCCTGAGACTTCTACGAGCGCCCTTTACCAGATCGGCTGCACTCTGCATATACGCTCTATCATCACCCCACTTCCTGAGAACTTTACGAGCATCAGCTTTTAGTCCGGTGCGATTGGTCGAGCGAGGATGATCAGCATAATACTTTCCAACAGAGGCAACCTGTCGTACCCATTGACGTTGTGCTGTAGAACCGGCACCTTCGTTGACTTCCTCTTCTTGGACACCAAAGATAGATGATGCAAGTTCGACCTTGCGAACCTCAAGGGCATCTGTCACCCTATCTTGAATCAGGGTTTCAAAAGCACTCTGAGCCATTTCTTTGTTGTCAGCCGCGATTGCGTTTAGGAATTCGTTTGGAGTCATTTTCATGGTCCCTGTTTTGGTGGTGGTGGAGCGCCGCCCGGTGCTGGTGGTGCGCCACTGGTATTTATGTTTGTAGAGGTTCCCATCGCAATTTGCTGCTTTGCTGCTTCAATCTCAGCAATGCGCATCATCTCTTCCTGCTCTTCTATCATCTCTTCATCCATCTGTTCGATTTCTTCCTCGGTCAGATGTAGCACGTTCTTACGCACGTAGCTCATTGAGTAATAGACGCCGATGAACGGAACCATGGTATTGAGCAACATAATTCTGTTACCCATCAACTCCGCTTCTTTCAATTCGGTGAAGTTGTTGTCCTCAAGGAAATCGTAATATATCACTTCCTTAATCTGTTCCCACTCTTCATACGATGCGATACCCTTGAGGGCTAGCTGCCGCTTCATGAGTTCATCGAAAAGAGTGCTGAATTTAGCGCGAATTCGCTCAACGAACTTGTTGAAACGCAACTCGTCGCGAGTAATTTCACCAGTGCGTCCGAGTGTGAATCCCTGCTGTGGCTCCAAACGTCCGAGTGGAACGTTCATGCTCTTGTAGAGTTTCTGCTCGAAATACTTTACGTCGGTGAGTTCACCGAGGTTCTGACCGGCAGGCAGAGTAGTGATTTCCGTAGACTTGCCTTCCCCGCGTCTTGGGATCCAGAAGTCTTCGATCATCGAAGTGAAGCGACGATCATCCTTGACTTCGCCAGTATTGGCATCATAGACAATCTTGTTACGGAACTTCGTCATGATATCGTGCATGTACTGGTCTGCCTTCAACTTCGGAAGGTTGCCTACGTCGATATAGAATACTCGACGTTCAGGTGCGCGTGACAGACGGTAGATAACTACCGCGTCTTCGATCATACGCAACTGATTCAAAGGCTTGATAGCCTTGTGTAGATAGCTGAGAACCATATTACGGCTCACATCCATCAGACCAGAATTGATGTTGACGACGGCATCTTCGGCAATCTTGACCGATGCATCCACAGGGGATGACATGACCATGTTGCCAGCCGTCAGTGCCTTATCGTTGAATACGTAGAAATCTGAAGTACCCTTGACGAATTCGATACCAGTACGGGCATCCTTCTCCTTCACAACAGTACGAACCTTGCGGATCTTACGTGGGTCTAGGTACACAAGTCCCTGAATTCCGAGTCTTGGATTAGTCTCGTCAATCTGTACCTGATAGTATAGACGACCATCGACATACCAACGGCGGAAGATATCGTGACCGGAATTATCCCAATCCAACATGCGCAGGAGTTGTTTGAACTCGTCGCGCAACATGGTCTTGATGTTTTCGTTTTGCTGTAGTTCGTCTAGGACGATTTCGACAGAGGATCCCTTGTCATCGTGGACGATTGCTTCGTTGACAATTTCATCGACTGCTTGCTCAACTTCTGGTTGCATTGCCATAGTACGATAGCGAGAGATTAGCTCGTTTTCGTTCTTGAATGCTGATTCTAGGTTGAGATATGTGCCATAGTACCCGCCGAGGGAACTGGCATTGATTGTAAGCGCACCATCGTCCGTTTGTGGCGGCGCAATAGCGGCTTGCTGCGGTTGTGGCTTTTCTTCCTTCGCAGCTTTTGTAATCTCCCAACCGAATAGTTGTAAAGCCATATATTACTCCATGTTATAGAAGGGGTGGAGGATTTACTCTCCACCCCATGTTCAATCAAGCCGATGGATTAGCTGATTGGGTATCTTCAGTTGTCCAATACTGGTACGAAAGCGTTACGGTGAACTCTTCGACTGTATCATTCGAACCCCAATCTAGGTCGATCTGACCCAAATCGTTAGGGAACATGCCTACGAACTTGTACTTCTTGATTGGCTGTCCACCAAGCTTTGCGTACTGATACACTTCTGCATCAACCGCATAGGAAGTACCCGGTGCTTTAGGCGAGGTTGTGATTGCGCCGGGGCTGCGAAGGTTGGTGACGTTACCATTGATTCCACGATGCCACTGCTCGAAAGCGTTGCGGATTGTGAAGTCTTCTTCGTTGATGATGGTAATGCTCCAATCTTGGAAGGTACGGTTTCCGGCAACCTTGACTTCACGACCGAAGTAAGGGACGGTTACTGCACCAATCGTGCTACCCGGCAGGAATGCCGTCTTGCAGAAGAAGCGAGCCTGTGAGGATGCCTTCGATCCCAAGGATACGAACTGAGGGAATGCGAGAACAACCTCAAAGAGATTGGGACGCGCACCATCATTTGCCATCGCTGTTCTGAATTGGTCTACGTTAAATGCCATGTGTAATTACTCCTTGAGCCTGTGCTTATTTATCAGAACTTGCCGACGACTTCTTCGAAGGCGACACCCGTTCTAACCGCAACGAAGTTCAACTGGATGAAGTTGATGCTTCTTGCTGGCTTGACGTAGATATCACCGACGAATTCATTGCGGTCAATGATTTCTGGCGTGTTGTTGGTTTCGTCGCAGACTACGCGATAGTCGTAGATACCACGGCGACCCTGCACTGTGCGTAGGAATGGCTCGACCAAGTTCACGAACTGTGCGCGAGTGAATTCATCGTTGAACTCAAACAGGCTGGAACGTGATGCCTTGGCAATGCTCTTTTCGAGGACGATGAACAGTCTACGAACGTTGATACGGTCGAATGCTGATGGGCGTCCAAGAAGAGTCTTGTCACCAAACAACATCGTACCTTCGCCGGGGAAGGAAACGACAGGGTTGATGCCATTCTTGTATAGCTCGTCACGGTTAGCCTTCGTTGGATTGTAGGCTAGCTTGATGACATTCTTGATCTGTCCACGGAGAAGACCGGCTGGCGAGAACCATGGGTCACGCTCTGCGTCTGTACGTGCGCATAGACCAGCCATGTCGCCGTTCAGTGGGATCCAACGGTACACATCGTTGTACTTGTCGTACTGGTACTTCCAACCCGAGTCGATGACTGCGTAGGAGGTAGACACGTTCGATAGTGCATTGTTGCGATAGTTGATAACGGCTGTGGTTACATCTGCGGCTTGTACGTTTGCGAGTGCAGGCGAAACGAACGCCAAGCAATCCTTACGACCGGCTGCTACGTTATTGATGAGGTCTAGCTGGACTGTCTGGTTGTGTCCTGCCGCCATGACAAGTTGAATATCAACCTGTTCGACATTCTTCAACAGATCCAATCCGCGAATGTTGTCACCATCTGTGAGAGTTTCGTCGGTGCCGAGAATGAACGAGAAGGAGTTTTCGGTAGCGAGCATGTCCGTGTAGAACGTGCCGTTAGCTGCCGCAACACCCCAACCATTGTCGTTACCCTGATAGTCTTCTGGCTGACCCGCGCCATAGACATACTTGGACTGACGGAACAGAACGTCCTGCCAGTAGATGCTCTGACCCTGCTCGTCGCGAGCATTAGGTGCCTTGGATACGTTAGGGTACTTCTCAAGAATCGTTCCTGCCGAACCAGTGATTGCACCGTCTTCATCGACAACGACCATATGGAATTCGTCGTTCGCACCGGCTTGGAAGTTTTGTGCTACGAAATAGCTAGTTCCCGGCTTCTTGTCAAAGAATGAACCATATTGCCAAGTGGACAGTGCAACGTTGCCGTTTGCCCATACACCAACCTTGAGCGAGTTGCCAAGTGCGCCGGGATAACGAGCAACAAATGCTGTGTTCGCGGTGTATGCTACTGGCAAACCTGCGGAATACGCAGTTTCGTCCTTGATCTGGATGACATGTCCTGCCTGAACCGTTGCTGTGACCGACTTCTGGTTAGCAGTTGCGTTGTTGCTCTTGCTGTTCGCAGAACGGACTACGCGCAAATCGCCTGCATAGGCAAGGAAGTTTGCTGCGGTGAAGAAGGTGAGTGCTGAGTTGGTCTTAGGCTTACCGAACTGGCTTACTAGCTCAAGTTCGTTAGAAACCTGACGGACTGATTCCACTGGACCCCATTCGAAGGGACCGGCGACGGCACCCGTCGATACGGATACGGCAGGAATTACCGTGGTTAGGTCAACCTCAGAGGTGATTACGCCGGGAGATACTTGAAATGTCATTTGGGTCTACTCCTTGATAGGAACTTGGAATCGCTTTGATTATTTAGGTTTTTCTAATCTCGCACTACGTCCCACACGCTGCCATCTTCTACGAACTGAGCGTTTTCTAGCCCATCGTTCATAAGCGGCAAAGGTAGGAGTTCGTTTTCGATTTGCTTCATCTGCTCGCGGTAAAGCTTTTCCTTGATGTTGGTGTTACAGAGGTCAACGAAAAACTGCTGGTTGGTCATCCATGAGAACAGGACAAGGCACATAACGAGGTCGTCGTTTGAGCCTTCATCCGCTTCATAGCTGTTCCGCTTATTTATGAAAGTTGAGAGTTCTGAAATGATGTTGAAATCTTGGAAGATCAGCTTGTGAGACTCAATCATCGACTTCATGAGGGTGCAGCCGAGGCGCTTGACCGACTTGGTGGTGCGGATACCCCGTTCGCCGTGTCTGCCGCCATATTGCCAAGACAGGACAACCCGACCCTTGACCGTGACCGACGAGAGGATGTTTTCATACTCGTAGTCATCAAACAACAAATCAACCACCTGCTGACCGTTATCGTTGATTTCAATTAGAGAGTACGCCTCGTTATACCACTTACCGATCTTAGCAATGATGGAAGGGAAGACGATAGGACTAATATCATTGTCTTTGTAGGTGCAAACGACCTTATATGGAATGTCAGTTACATCTACGATGACAAAAGCGGAATAGTCAAGTCCTTTTCCACGCGAAGTATCCACCACTTGTACGTACTTTCGCCCTTTGATTGGTCGCTCGTAGAAGCACAGTCCGGTGATGCCTTCGAAGGTATTTGGTCTGACGAACGCCAAAGACTTGAGACACATACCTGAAATGAGGGTACCGGTGGAGCCTTGGAACTCGCACTCCATTTCCTGTAGGTACTTGTCATCGCCAAGAACCTTCCTCTGGTTCGCCGCCCACGCCTCGGTGCGTCCCGGCACTTCGCGCCAGCTAGCCTCAATTGGTACGAATCCATTGCGCCCTTGGGTGGCATCTGTCCACATCTTGTAGAAGTGGTTCATACCGTGCGGCGTCGAACTGATCAGGATCTTCGAAGAGTGACCGGAGGTGATGGTAGGATAGACGGAGGTGAAGAAGTCGTCGGCAATGTTGTTAGGGACGAATGCGAACTCGTCCAGATAGACGAAGTTGAATGCGTATCCACGGATAACGGTAGATGCTGTTGAGTCTGCCATGACGCGAGACTGGTTCTCAAGTCCTATATCACCCTTGTTCCACTCGACTACGCCCTGCTGGATCCACCATGGAAGCTCGGCATAGGCAATCTGGATGCGCCCGAGGATTTCGCGAGCCGTCTTCGCCTTGTTTGCGAGGATGGCGACGAACTTGGCATCATTGAATAGGACATACCACAGGATGTAGCCGACGACCATGGTGGTCTTTCCCACCTGCCGACCAGCCTTGATGATGACCGTCCGCTCCCGGTCGATGATTTCGATTGCCTTCTTCTGGAAGTCATAGAGATTGATGGGTACGAAACCCTTGTCCAGAGTGATGATCTTGACCCAATTCTGAATGAAGTATTCAGGACTCTGTGCGCATTTGGTGTACTCGTCCACCTGCGATTGAGTCATTGAAACCTTGACACCAACTCGCTTTAGCTTGGGATTTCCCAAATAATTAAGGGTAACTTCACTCATTGGCGTTGCCGCGAACCTGCTTTAGTAGATCAGAAGTGGATCCGACAAATACGGCTTGCTCGACGTTGACCGATGCCGACGCCTTGCCGCCGCGTCGAACGGCAGCTTCCATCTCTTTCTTGTCCTTCTGAA